CAAAGCGCGTTCCGGTGATCAGTTTCACATCCTGCAGAAAGGACATATTCCGCAGGATGACCAGCGTATGCCCGGCGGGCAGGGGAACGCCGTCCGGCGCATACGTCACCGTGCCGCCATCGTCAGAGAGCGCGATGGAACACTGTGCGGTCACGTCGCGGGCAATGCCGTCCGCGCCCGTGACCTGCACGATCAGTTCCGCCGCGTTCCATACGCGGAAGGAAAACGGGAACGCCACGGCCGAACCGTTGCCCTGGAAGACGGCCTTGCTGACAGACGTGTCAAGGGTCATCGGTCAAATCCTCCTCTTGCCAGCAGCCAGGCGTCCGGCTCCGCGCGTTCCTCGCGTTCGCTGGCGTCGGACTGCATGGCGTCGGGCAGGGCGGCGCGGTACAGGTTTTCCAGCTCCTGCACCTTGCCCGCGTTGTTCTTGAGCAGGGGCGCGCAGATCAGGCAGGCCAGCCGCCGGGCCATGACCATGCGGAAGGCGTCGTCCCAGCGGCTGGGTTCCGCCACGTCCCGCGTGTAGTCGGCCAGCGCGTCCGCCGCATCGGTCAGAACGATCTCCCGTTCCGCGTCATGAACAGGCATGAAACCTGCCCGTCCGCCCGCGCCCAGCACCCGGTGCAGCCTGAGACACCTGTCCGGCGGAACATAGGCATGACGCCATTCTCCGGCCCATGCTTCCGGCATGGCCACTTCGGCCAGCCGGGCGCGGGCCTGCGCGAAGTTCCACGGGTAGTCCCGCAGGGCGGTTCTGCGCGCGGAATCCCAGAACAGCGCGCACTGGACGGCTTCCGGCGTGCGCTCGGACTCGCTCGCCACGGTCCGCGTGCCGATGAAGCCCAGCGCCATGTTCCAGATGTCCAGCTTCGCGGCCATGCCCTAGCCCCTGACCACGCCGCCGTCGATGTGCATGCCGTCCTCCCACGGCAGATCGTCCTCACGAACCACGGCGGCGAACAGCCTGCCTTCTCCCGTGACGGTTCCGGCCACGGTCACCTTCAGCCGCAGCCAGTTCCCCGCCGCGGGCGGCAGATAGCGCCAGCCGAGGCTTCTGCCCGCTTTCATCCGCGCCGCGTCGGTCAGGGCGATTGCCGCGCCGGGCACGTCCTCCCACGGGCCTTCCGCCGCGCAGCCGTCCTGGAGCTGCACCTTGAGCGAAGTCGCTCCCGTCAGATCGCCGCCCACGATTTTCAGACATATCGGTATCGGCTCCTGCCTGCCGGGCTTCCAGAAGGAGTTGAGCGGCACGGGCAGGGAATCCGCCGTCTTTGCCTCAGCCGAATCAAGAAACACCAGATTGCTGTCGATAAGCATGATAAGCCCTCAATAATTCTGAATTGTTCGGATGAATATTCCGGATATGCGGGCGCTGCCCCCATTCCCCCGGCAGGGGAATGATTCCCCTGCTATGGGGGTCCGGGGGGGATTATCCCCCCGGGAAAAAACTCTCCATAAACTTCGCCTCAGGCCTTCGCCGGGGCGGGGTCTTCGGTGGAGAGGATGGCGTCGCACTGGCGGACGGGCCGTCCGTGCAGATTGGGCACCGCCTTCGAGTTGAAGAACTCGCCGTAGACCAGATGCACGTTGCCCGCGTCCGTTGCCTGGAGTTCCAGCCCGGTGAGCACGTCCTGATTGCAGTACCAGATGGCCCTGCCGCGCATCTGTTCCGGCATCATGTTCTTGGCCCTGATGGTCAGGGCCTGAAGGTCGACAAAGCCCTTTTCGCCCTTGCGCAGGCTGAGGGATGCTGCCGGAATGTTGCAGACACGCACCACGGAACGCCAGTCGCGCAGGGCCAGTCCCAGATTCCAGGAATACAGGCTGCCCACGCACTGGAACCTGTTCCCGTCCTCGTCCGTGGTCATGTATTCGCCAAGGTCTTTGTTCCGGAGCCCGGCAACGGAACCTTTCGGATAGATGCCGTGAATGGTGTTGTCCCCCCAGCATATCAGCCACATGGAGGTACATTTGCCCTTTTCCGCGCCGCCCGCGTCGATCACGTTGGGCGCATCCTTCGCCGGATAGCGCTTGACCAGCCCGTTGAACTCGTCGGGCCTGTTGTCGTGGTCGCCGTAGAACAGCGTGGACGCCACCTTCTGGCGCATGGACTCCATGAACGCCTTGTCTTCCGAGAGCCGGAAGGCACGTGCCTTGTCGCCGTAAAGTTCCAGTTCCTTCGTATCCAGTTCGCTGCGGGCTTCCAGCATGGAACAGCCCTCCTTCACCTGCGTCCACTGGCTCTTGCCGGGCGGGGTGCCCTTGTACAGCCTGCGCCAGTAGACCGGGGGCAGGCCGGTGCGGATGCGCGTGACGTGCCCGTCACTCTGGTTGCTCTCCATGAACTGCACATCGGAGAGAATGTCGTTGGTCTGGTTGCACAGTTCCAGAATGTCGCCCGCGTTCTCGCTCTTGTAGAACGCTTCCAGTTCGGCCAGCGTTGCCGTCAGTCCTTTCTGATAGGCCATTGTCGTCTCCTGGGGCATTTTGCTGTTGAAAGTATCTGCCTGCCGGGACCCTGTGTTCCGGCCCGCAGGTTTCACGCCTCCATCGGAGCCTGATGCCGCAGGTGAATTGCGGCTGCTCCGGAGGAGGGGGGGCGTCGCGGCTTCAGTCGCGCTTCGCCTGACTCCGGGAGCATTTTCGTTTTGAAAATGCTCTATTTGTACAGCCGCTCTTCCAGCGGCAGATCCTCACGGGCGGGTTTGCCCGAAACAAACCTGTCCTCGGCCATGGCCCGCCCGATGCGGGCAAAGACCCGGATGACCGCCGGGTTGTCCCCGTAGCCCGTTTCCTCCAGCATCCGGCGCACATCGCCGTTTTCGTCAAAGACAGACAGGGCTTTTTTTGCCGCTGTGCAGGACGCGGAAAAGTTTTTCCCGCCGAAGTCCGGATCGGTCTGAATCTGGCTCCGCCATTCCCTGCGCTGCCGGATGAACGCAGCCGTCTGCGCTTCATGCATCCTTACCGAGAAATCGAGGCTGGCCTGCGCCTGTTCCCTCGTCATGCCCAGTTTCCGGCACTGTTCGGCAAAGGCGTCCGCATTGGCCCTGTCCGCCGCATATTTCTCCGCAAGTTCCAGCCTCCAGTGTTCGGGCGCGGCCTCCCCGTCCTTCCCGTCAGGGGCTTTCCCGCCCGCGTCCGGTTTGTCCTCTCCGCCGTTTCCGTCTTCCCCGGTCAGCAGGGTGGAGCCTTCGCCGCTGTCCCCGGTTTCGTCCGCTCCTTCCCCGCGCTCATCCGCGCCGTCCGGCGGGGTTTCCACCGGCGTCCCCGCGTCCAGAATCTCGTCAGACATTGTTCTTCCCCGTTTTCATCAAAAATTCCCTTGTGTTTTGAGCCCCCCTCCCTTCAGGGAGGGGCAATCCGCACGACCCCTGTCCGTCGGCTGCTTCAGTCAGTCGGCGGATGGGGCGACTGTGGCTTGAAACATGAGAAATGTTCCATTTTTTCCGGGGGGGAATGTTCCCCCCGGCCCGCAGCTTTCACGCTTCCGCCGGAGCTGCACGCCGCAAGTGAATTGCGGCTGCGCCGGAGGAGGGGGCGCCTCGGCTTCAGTTTCGCCCCGCTCGACTCCGCAGCGCATTTCGCTCATGAAATGCTCCGGCTCCGCTACCCTTCCTCAAAAAGTTTCCCCGCCACGCCCGCGCTCTGCGCCAGCATGACGAGCCGCACGCCGATTTCCCGCTTGCCCTCGAAGTAGGCGGCCCGCGCATGATCCGCGGGAAATTCCGCCTTGAGCGCGCCGGATTCCGCCACCAGCCATTGCAGGAAGAACAGTCCCTCGCCGTCGCGGGCCAGTTCCCGCATCACCCGGACAAGCGGGCTTTCCGCGTCCCCCTGTTCCGGCATCTCCCGGAAACGTCCGTCATCCGGCATCTACAGTCCTCCCAGTCCGCCGATCAGGGCTTCCAGCGCGGTCTGTCCGTCCGGGCCGGTCACGGCCTGCCCAAGGTCCCTCGCGGCCCCGGCAATGCCCTGCACGTTCCGTGCGGCCTGCGCGGCCTGCGCCTGTTCCCGTTCCGCCGCCTGCGCCTGCGCCCGCTGCTGTCTGAGCGCGTCGCGCTCCTCCGCGCCGCGCAGCACCGCCCCGGATTCGCCCAGACTCTCCGCGTAGCGTTCCAGCGCCGCGTCGACATTGATGTTGTCCAGCGCCTCCGGAAACGCCCGCGCCAGATTCAGGGCAAAGGCCATGGTCTGATCCAGACCGGATGTGCTGACCAGCCGCTGCGCCTGCGCCAGCACGGACACGAACTCGATATCCACCGCCGCGCCGCGCAGTTCCTCCGGCATGGGCGGAAGCAGATCCCAGTCCGACATGAGCCGGAACGTCCGTTCGATGAGCGGCGCATACAGTTCCTTCTGCAACCGCTCCACCACCGGGCCGATGAGGATCAGCTTCTCCTGTTCCCGCGCCTCGATTTCCGTGGCCGTAATCTGCCGTCTGTCGCTGGAAATCAGCATCTTGAACAAGTCGGCGTACAGCCCGTCGTGGATGATCTGCTCCACCTCCCGTATGCCCTGCATGGTGTATTGCAGGGCCGCCGGGGCGGGCTGCTGGATGGGCGTGATGGCCTGCGCGGGATTCACCCCGGTCATGTTGACGTAGTTCAGGCCGGAAGGCCGCAGGTCCACGCCGGATCTGCGGAGCTGGGAATCCACGGCCAGCGGCGGGTCGGCTATCTTGTGCTGCATCTTGCGCAGGGTTGTGGTCTGCGCCTGGAGCATCCGGCAATCCGCCAGCACATCCATGGCCGGAGAACGCCCGTACACGTCCAGCCCGGCCGCGTCCCAGCGCGGACAGAAGGCCGGAAAGGAGTCGTAGCCGCCTTCCCGCAGCAGGGAAGGCCTGCCGCCGTCCGCTCCGTCCAGCCACCACAGCGAGGCCACGGGCTTGCGGAACCTGCCTTCCCATCCGTCCCCGCTCGGAAACAGCGCGTGGACGACATCGAAGCGCTGCGTGTCCGCAGGACGCTCCGCCGCGCGCCGGATGAACGCCGGTACGCCGCCGTCCTTTCCGAACTCGCCCGCGATCTGCCGGGCCGTCATGGACACCCGGTGGAACAGCGTGTCCACCTCGCCGCGCCCGTTCACGTCCAGACAGTATTCCCCGGCGCGCAGCACGGTGAAATGCAGGCCCTTCTCGTCCGCCGTCTCGATGAGAACCCCCGTGCCGAAGGTTCCCAGATCCGCGTACAGGGAATGGACGGCATTGTAGAAATTGCTGCGGTGGAACAACGCCTGCATGCGCCGCGTCGTTTCGTCCAGCCACGCGCCCGCGCCCGGACGCCGGGCGGAATCTTCATCCCGCAGCCCCAGCCTGAACCAGGGCCGCACCGGGCTGGTCATCCCGCCCTGCAATCCGGCGGCCAGGGTGCGCATGTCCAGCACGCCCACGCTGTTCACCAGCCTGTTGTTCAGGATGACAGGCTTCTTTCCGGCACGGCTGTCCCGGTCATGCCGCCAGCCCATGGGCAGAAAGTGCAGGGCGAGGTCGCGCCACGCGCTTTCCCATCCGGCCCGCTCGTTCCGCAGAGCCTGCCAGCGCGCGTTCAGCCTGTTCAGATCCTCAGCCATGTCAGCCGCCCAGTTTGTTGCCGGAATTGCCGTTCAGCGGCGATGTGTAGATGCTCCCGGCAATGCCCGCCGCCCTGCGCGCCTTTTCCTTCTGATCGTCGCGCGCGGCCGTGGCCGCCTCGGTCACACTCTTGGTCTGCTGCACCTTCGGCGTCGGCGGGGGCGTGTAGCTCCCGCCGCCTTTTCCTCCTCCACCGCCCATTATCGCACCTCGTCAAGTTTGAGTATTGTCAGGATACCGTCGCACACCCTGCCCCCATGCGCGGCCAGCACGCAGGCGCCGGGCACGATGCCCGCGCGGCGGAATCCCACGGATTCCGCAAAGCGCAGGGCGTGCCGGAAGGGCGCGGGCGTCAGTCCCACCAGGGATTTCATGCCGCCTTCGGCCAGCATGAGCAGCCATTCCCGCGCCAGCCTTGCCGCCAGAGGAAAACCCGCGCGCATAAAGCAGAAATGCGCCAGTCCGCTTTTTCCGGTCACGCCGCTGACCACGGCCATGACCAGCGGCGCGCCGTCCTCGCGGAAGGCCGCATAGGTCCAGCGTTCGTCCCGGTCGAACAGTTCGATGAAGGCATCACGGGACGGAATTCCGTCATGGCAGAAGACCTCCAGCAGCCGTTCCGCTTCCATGACGTCATGGAGCGCGCCCAGCGAGAGCGGCCCGTCCGCGTCGAACGTGTCCGTTCCCGGCACGTCACACAGCCAGAAATGTTCAGGAATATCGGGCAGTCTCATGCCGTCAGCTCCAGCACGCCGTCGTCCGCGCGGGCCGTCTCCCGCCGCGCGTACCCTTCGCCCTCCCATGCCAGCACATCAAAGTCGGACTGCGCCAGACTGCGTCCGCGCGGGGCCGCGTCCACCGGAGCCGCAAGGGTCAGGGCCAGCGCGTCCGCGATATCCGGCGACGCGCCCAGGCGTTCCCTGATTTTGTCCTTGGGTTCCAGCACGATTTTCCCCGCCGCGTCGTACCAGTACACGGGCGAGGAAAGCTCGGAAGCGAGCCGTTCGGCGTCCGCGCCGCCATGCGGCAGACAGCCGCCCGCCTTCAGCCACTCGCGCAGGCCGTACCACATCTCGGAACGGCGGTTCGGGAAGCGCGCCTCATGGAGAGCCCTGCCCCCGAACGGCACTTCGATCACCTCATGCCCGAGATGCCGCAGGCGGTCGATGACGCCCTGTCCCTGCCCGGCGTCGATGAACACGGCATGGGGGCGATGTTCCATGATCTGCGCCGCCACGCGGTCGGCCAGTTCCATATTGTCCAGATTGCGGAACACCGCGGGCGGAAAGGCCCGCAGGCCCTGCCGCCGGAAGATGACGGAGGAGTCCTGGCCGAAGCGCGCCACGTCCACGCCGAGAATCACGGGCATCCCCGCGATGTCGGAAGGCCGGCAGACGCGGGCGCGGGCTTCCGAAACCAGATCGATGGGAATCAGCACATCGTCGGAAGAGGCGGAAAAGTCGCACAGCATTTCCTGCCGCCATGCGCTGTCCGAAAGTTCCCGGCGCAGGCGTTCCACCTCCTCGCGGGGCAGGGCGTCCGTCTCGTCCACCCGGAACATGAGCGCCGTCCAGTTTCCGTCGCCTTCCGCCTTCAGCTTCCGCGCCCGCTCGTACAGCTCGGAAAACAGGTTCACGCCCTTGGGCGTGCCGATGAACAGCGCCCGGCCCTGGCGGTCGGCCAGCGCGGGCTGGATGATCTCCTCCCACAGCTCCCGCTTCATCTGTGCCACCTCGTCCAGAATCACCCCGTCGAAATACATGCCGCGCAGGGCGTCAGGATTGTCCGCGCCGAACAGCCGCAGCTTCGCGCCGTTGGGCAGCAGGACGGAAAGCTCGCCTTCCTTCACCACGCGGCCCGGCACGGGCGCGGAGTAATGCCTGAGGTAGTCCCACGCCACGCTTTTCGCCTGATTGCGGAAGGGCGCGACATAGGCGAAGGAACCGCGCTCACGCCGGCAGCAGATCGCCTGCTTGAGCAGATGGTTCACGGCCAGCACGGTCTTGCCGAAACGCCGGTGCGCCACCAGCACGGCGAAACGATGCGCCTCCAGTTCCTCATGCACGCCGGGATGGCGCGGCCTGTACGGTATGGTGATCACTTCCGCCATGTCAGCGTTACTCCTCCGGAGACTTCCGTCTCCACCCTGTCGCGGAACATGCCGATATGCCCGGCCAGCAGTTCCAGAGCCTTCACCTTGTCATGCTTCTTGAGCC